GAATTTATGCTAAATCCGAAAAATTCAATTCTGATACCGAGATAGCTACATAGAAACAATGTGTATCCATCTGAGTGCCAGACACTCAAATAAAAATTATTCCAATGCCCGAAGTGGTCGACCTTAAGGCGGCGGGATACATCAAGAGCAAAACTGACCATAGCAGTATCCACTGTGCTTTGCTGTACTCATTTTCGGTAACAGAGTCGGAGTGTACCTTCACATCAGCTCTTTTTGTGTCCCTGCCGCCACCCAATCTGGCGAAAAAGAAAGGCAGGGACTTATCAAAACATCGGGATAGCATTACACGCGAGCCTATCCCCATAACTGTCGATAAACTACAGATATACCACGCATCGATTAGCTATCGGTGGCTCAACGTAGTATACTGGTCAAATAAATAACAGCTGCCTTTTGAGCGGGTTTGCTGCAATCCGAAACGGAATTTATCCGCTGGACTGTGGCGCCTTTGTTATGCCCAAAAGCAGCTGGAACCTCCGTTTCGGAATTACCGAGATGGAGGTTTTTTTATGACAATCAAAGACAATAACAAGCCTAATCGCATCTATCTGAAATCTACAAAACAGTGGGTTGAAGTCCCTGAGGACATCTATCGCGAAATCAACCGTTCGAACGACGCGTTTCGCAAGCGTGAGCAGTATCACGGTCGCTGCGCCTGCCCCAAGAGCAAGTTCTGGCTCTGCGATACGGATTGCGGTAACTGCGAATTCCAACGTGCCGGAGATATGCTTTCTCTCGACTATGAGAACGAGAATGGAGATGGCGATACATATTGACAGCGTTACAGACACTTCGCCAAATGTTGAGAAGATAGCAGAGGACAAGCTGCTGCTTGCTGCTCTTTTCAAGCGGCTATGTGAGCTTGACCCCGATGGCAAAATTATCTGGGAGATGCTTGCTGAAGAATCGTCAGACCGTGCTATTGCGAAGGAACTTGGCAGGTCACAGCGCACATTCTCCCGTCAAATGAAACGCTATCGTGACGAATTAAGAAAATTGCTGGATTTCTAAAAAAAATTCATAAAACTTGGCTCAAAACAAAATCTCGTTTCCATTGAGTAGTGTAAGACGAAAAAACACTTACAGAACCGAGGTGAAGTTATGAAGCAGGCAGAGTACAAGCGACACAGCGAACTTGTTGAGGTTTTAACCGCAATAAGCGTTGTGTCCGAAAGACTGGCAAGAAACATGAGTGTTCTTGCCGCAGAAAAATTTATGAAAGGAGAAAATCGCAATGAGCAGAACAAGCGAAATGGCAACGGCAATAGAAGAACTGCGAAATGCCGCCGCAGCTATTAAGGACACGGCAGATTGGCTGGCACAATATTTCATCAATCCAGATGAAACCGAACAGGAAAAGCAAGACCACGTTCACACCTTCAGCCTTGAAGAAGTCCGTGCAAAGTTAGCCAACAAGTCCCGCCAAGGGTACACAGCAGAGGTAAAGGCGCTGCTTGTGAAGTATGGTGCAGACAAGCTGTCCGCTATCGACCCGGCAAAGTATGGTGAGCTTATGGCAGAGGCGGAGGTGCTTGGAAATGGCTAAGGCACACGCTCTTTTGTCGGCATCATCAAGTGAGCGGTGGTTAAGATGTCCGCCTTCGGCAAAGCTGAACGCTGCGACCACAGAAACCCCAAGCGAATACGCAGCACAAGGAACAGACGCGCATACCCTCTGCGAACACAAGGTAAAGGTTGCTCTCGGTATGGAGTCGAAAGACCCCACCCTGCAGACGGCTTCCGTCGAGGATTTGACCTACTACGACGAGGAAATGGAGCAGTGCGCAGATGAGTACGCTACATACATTTCCGAACTGTATTCAGAGGTCAAGGACATCTGCCCCGACCCCATCGTGCTGATAGAGCAGCGGCTTGACTTTTCACGTTGGGTTCCGGAAGGTTTCGGCACCGGAGATTGTCTTATAGTTGCGGACGGAACGCTGTATGTAATTGACTATAAGCATGGCAAGGGCATAGAGGTATCCGCTCTCGAAAATCCGCAGATGATGTGTTATGCGCTCGGTGCTTTGGAGTTGTTTGACGGCATCTATGACATCAATTCCGTCTGCATGACAATCTTTCAGCCTAGACGAGATAACATCAGCATCTACACAATCGGTAAGGACGAGCTTCTCGCTTGGGCAGAAAACACTCTGAAGCCCACTGCGGAGCTTGCCGCAAAAGGAAAAGGCGAATTCAAGGCAGGTGACCATTGTCAGTTCTGCCGTGTAAAGGCAACCTGCCGCAAACGTGCTGAATACAACCTTGAACTCGCCCGTTATGATTTCGAGATGCCCGAAATGCTCGATAATACCGAGATAGCGGCAATTCTCGCAAAGGCAGACGAACTCGCAGCATGGGTAACCGACATCAAGGAATATGCACTCGGACAAGCCTTAAACGGCACGGAATACCCCGATTGGAAACTGGTCGAGGGGCGCTCAAATCGCAAATACACAAGCGAAAATGCTGTTGCAAATGCAGTGACATCAGCGGGTTTTGACCCCTACGAGCACAAGGTTCTCGGTGTCACTGCTATGACAAAACTGCTCGGCAAAGCAAAATTCGAAGAACTGCTCGGTGGCTTAATTGAAAAGCCGCAGGGCAAGCCAACTTTAGTACCAAAGTCGGACAAGCGTCCGGCACTCAAGAATAACGCTGCAACTGCAGCAGACGATTTCAGGGAGGATAACTGATATGTCAAAGATTAACAATCCCACAAAGGTAATCACAGGACCCAACACCCGCTGGTCTTACGCAAATGTATGGCAGCCGAAGTCAATCAACGGCGGCGCACCGAAGTACAGCGTTTCGCTCATTATTCCCAAGTCCGACACCGTAACGGTTGAGAAGGTCAAGGCTGCTATTAAGGCGGCTTACGAGGAGGGCGAAAGCAAGCTCAAGGGCGGAAGCCGCCTCCAAGGCAACGGCAAGACCGTACCCGCACTTTCCGTTATCAAGACACCTCTGCGTGATGGTGATACCGAACGCCCAGATGACCCCGCTTACGCAAATAGCTACTTCATCAACGCAAATTCCGCAACTGCTCCCGGTATCGTGGACGCAGACCGCCAGCCTATTATCGACACTTCCGAGGTATATAGCGGTGTTTACGGCAGAGCGTCAATCAATTTCTATGCGTTCAACTCCAACGGTAACAAGGGCATTGCTTGCGGTTTGAACAATCTTCAGAAGATTCGTGACGGTGAGCCGCTCGGTGGTAAGTCTAGAGCCGAGGACGATTTCGACACGGACGATGATGACGATTTTCTTTCGTGAGGTGCGTTATGACTGAATTACAGGAGCTTATGCTTGCAGTTTCATTCGGGTGTTCATGTGGAGGGCTCATTGCAGGGCTGTTTCAGACTGTCCTTGACATCATTGACCTTGTAAAATACAAGCGTAACAATCGCAAACAGTAACAAGTGGTGTACGCATTATCCGCTTTGCGGAAAACACTGCACCGTGTGGGTGGGCAGGATTTTTTGGAGGAAAAAATCATGAATATTACAGTATTTAACAATTCGGAATTTGGAGAAATCCGTACAGTAGAGGAAAATGACAGAGTGCTTTTCTGCGGTTCTGATGTAGCAAGAGCGTTAGGGTATGCAAGACCGTCTGACGCAATAACGGCTCATTGCAGGTATACGGTAAAACACAGTATACCTCATCCGCAGTCGGCAGACAAACAAATTGAGATGACCTTTATTCCCGAAGGTGATGTTTACCGCCTTATAACTCACAGCAAGCTGCCAAGTGCAGAACGCTTTGAGAAGTGGGTGTTTGATGAGGTTCTCCCCACAATCCGTAAGCATGGTGCTTACATGACGGACAATATTCTGGAACAGGCTCTGACATCACCGGATTTCCTTATCGAACTTGCAACCAAGCTGAAAGAGGAAAAGGCGAAAAACGCACAGCTTACGGTTTCTAATCAGATTATGCAGCCAAAAGCGGAGTATTTCGATATGCTCGTTGACAGAAATCTGCTCACGAATTTCCGCGATACCGCAAAGGAGCTCGGAACGCGACAGAACGATTTTGTGAAATTTCTGCTTGACAAGGGATATATCTATCGCTCTGTCAAGGGAAAACTAAAGCCCTACTCTACCTATGTTGACAGCGGCTTATTTGTGTTAAAAGAATTTGCTAATGAGAAGACAGGATATTCCGATACACAAACGCTGATTACTCCAAAGGGCAGAGAAACTTTCAGACTGTTGTGCATTTGATAATCGGGCGGCGGAGTAGTGGCGGCAGTTTCTGCCTTGGAGGCGGCTTCTGCCCTTATCTGCCGCCTGTTTTTTTGAGGTGAAATATGGGCGAAATAAAGAATTTATCAATAGACCTTGAAACCTACTCTGATGTTGACCTTCCCAAATGCGGGGTGTATAAGTATGCAGAGTCACCACAGTTTGAGATACTGCTGTTCGCTTACTCTGTTGACGGAGGAGATGTTCAGCTAGTTGACCTTGCAAGCGGCGAGGAAATCCCGTCCGAAATTCTCTCTGCCATAACCGACAACAGTGTTACAAAGTGGGCATTCAACGCAAATTTCGAGCGGGTATGTTTGTCAAAATACCTCGTTTTACCGCAAGGTGAGTATCTTTCCCCCGACTCTTGGAAATGCACAATGACTTGGGCAGCATATTTAGGCTTGCCGCTGTCGCTTGAGGGAGCGGGAGCGGTTCTTGGACTGGAACAGCAGAAACTCAAAGAGGGCAAGGATTTAATCAAGTATTTTTGTGTACCGTGCTTGCCTACAAAGGCGAATGGTGGCAGAACACGAAATCTACCCATTCACGCTCCCGAAAAGTGGTCGCTTTTCAAGTCCTACAACAAGCGTGATGTCGAGGTTGAAATGGCAATACAGAGCCGTTTATCAAAGTTCCCCGTACCCGAGTTTGTATGGAAAGAATATCACCTCGACCAATGGATAAACGACCGTGGTATCGGCTTGGATATGGAGCTTGTCCGAAATGCAATTGCCTTTGACGAACGTTCTCGAAAGACGCTCACTACTGCTATGCAAGACCTCACCAGCCTTGAAAACCCCAATTCGGTAACGCAGATGAAACAGTGGCTTTCCGAGAACGGACTTGAAACCAACACACTCGGCAAAAAGGCTGTGGCAGAACTTATTAAATCTGCTCCGGCTGAATTGCAACAGGTGCTCATACTCCGTCAGCAGCTTGCGAAATCCTCGGTGAAAAAGTACACCGCTATGGAGAACGCTGTCTGCAATGATAATCGTGCGAGAGGAATGTTCAAGTTTTACGGAGCGAACAGAACAGGTCGGTGGGCAGGCAAAAATGTGCAGTTGCAGAACCTCCCTCAGAACCATATACCCGACTTGGAACAGGCTCGAGAACTGGTCAAATGCGGCGACTATACCGCTCTGGAAATGCTCTACGAGGATATCCCCGATACCCTGTCACAGCTTATCCGTACGGCATTTGTGCCGCAGAATAACCACAAGTTCATAGTTGCAGACTTTTCTGCAATTGAGGCAAGAGTGCTGTCTTGGCTTTCGGGAGAAAAATGGCGGTCGGAGGTTTTCAGAACAGGCGGAGATATTTATTGTGCGTCTGCAAGTCAGATGTTCGGAGTTCCCGTTGAAAAGCACGGAGTGAACGGACATTTGCGGCAGAAAGGCAAGATTGCGGAACTCGCTCTCGGTTACGGTGGCTCTGTTGGTGCGCTAAAAGCAATGGGCGCGATAGAAATGGGACTTGCTGAAGACGAGCTGCAGCCGCTCGTTGACAGTTGGAGAACCGCTAACCCGAATATAGTGCGGTTCTGGTGGGAGGTTGACCGCTGTGTTAAGGAAACTGTAAAAATGCGGATAACCACGCAAACGCACAATATCAAGTTTATCTACCAAAGCGGTATTCTGTTTATCGAGTTACCGAGCGGCAGGCGGCTGTCGTACATCAAACCCCGTATGGGCAGAAGCTGCCGCCACGGCGAGAACCGCTTTGGCGGCGAGTCAGTAACCTACGAGGGCATTGGAGCAACTAAAAAATGGGAGCGACTTGAGAGCTACGGCCCGAAATTCGTGGAGAATATCGTACAGGCAATCAGCCGTGATATCCTCTGCTATGCTATGAAAAACCTGTCCGAAAGGTGGGGAATTGTCGCTCACGTTCACGATGAGGTTATTATCGAGTGCGACAAGGACACATCTCTTGCGGAGGTCTACGAGGTAATGGGCAGAACACCGCCTTACGCAAACGGTTTATTACTCCGTGCGGACGGATATGAATGTGATTTTTATAAAAAAGATTGAGTTGTATGGCTCAAAGTATGTTTTTGTTTCCATTGGATATTATGGGTGGAGATTTTACTCTGCCCGGAAAGGAGTTCTTATGAGTATAGGGAAGTACAACAGTGAATGCTACTATGACCCTACGGCATACGCCGCACTGACAGCAGTAGAAAACGAAGAAAGAGCAGTTAAAGCATACCGACCTATCGTGTATATATGTTCGCCATATTCGGGTGATGTTGAGGTTAATATAGCAAATGCGAGAAGATATTGCAGGTTTGCTGTTGATGCCGGGTATATCCCGATTGCGCCGCATCTTCTGTTTCCGCAGTTTCTGAATGACGGTGACAGGTTGGAACGAATGTTGGGACTGCATTGCGGAAATGCTCTGATGAGCAAGTGTGCGGAAGTGTGGGTTTTCGGAAAAACAATTTCCAACGGTATGGCTGAGGAGATTGAGTACGCAAGACGAAAGGAATACACTATCAAGTATTTTTGCGATGAAATCAAGGAGGTAAAAGACTGATGTTTACAATTTACAGTGCAGACCGGGCGGGCGTCCCTTCAAATTGTTTATATCCGCACAAAGCTAACATCAAGGACGACAGCGACCTCAAAGCCGCTGTCTTGAATGACTATGTTTGTGCCGAGTACAAGAACAACTACCGCAGCAATAGCAACTTTATCGGCAGCGATTGCCTTCCGGTGGATTGCGACAACGACCATTCAGAAAATCCCGAAGATTGGGTAACTCCCGAAGATGTGGCAGATGCTTTCCCTGGAGTTACTTTTGCTGTTCATTATAGCCGCAATCACAATAAAGCTAAAAACGGAAAGCCGGCAAGACCAAAATTTCACGTGCTTTTCCCGATTGATTATGTAAGTGACCCGGCGGTTTACAGCGAGATGAAGAAACAAGTGAACTCGCTGTTCCCGTACTTTGACACACAAGCACTTGACGCGGCACGGTTCTTTTACGGAACGCCAAACCCGAAAGTTGAAATCTATCCCGGTTTTATGAATTTGACCGAACATTTGGCGAGCGTTACCCACGGAACAGAACTCTGTGATGACTTTGACGAAAATATGTCGCAAGGGCAGTATGGAGATGTAACAATTCCCGAAGGTAATCGTAATGCTACTTTATCACACTTTGCGGGGAGAGTTCTCAAAAAATACGGCGACTGCGACAAGGCTCGACAGGCTTTTCTTGATGAAGCGGCAAAGTGCTCACCGCCGCTTGATGATGCTGAACTCTCTACCATCTGGCACAGCGCACAGAAATTCTACGGTAAGGTAAAAAAGCAGGTCGGATATATTGCTCCGGAGCAGTATAATGCGGATTTCAACCTCTGTCCGGAAGATTTCTCAGATATCGGACAAGCAAAGGTTTTGGCAAGAGAGTATAACGGGGAACTGGTTTACACCGACTCCACCGATTATATGCGTTATGACGGTACGCACTGGGCTGAGTCAAAGCAGCTTGCTGTCGGCGCTTGCGAGGATTTTCTTGACCGTCAGCTTGACGAAGCAGAAAATGCAGTTGCTAAAGCAAAGCAGGCTCTTGAAAAGGCAGGAGTCGACAAAGAAACCATATCTGCCGGAGGTAAGGCACTTGCAAAAGCCATTGACGAGAAAAGTCAGAATGCTTACTTCGAATACTGCAATGCGGTATCATATAAGGCTTTCGTTATGAAGCGCCGGGATATGAAATACATAGTTTCTGCGTTGCAGGCGGCAAAGCCTATGCTGTTGCGCAATATCAGCGAGTTTGATACAGGAGAATTTCTGCTGAATACTCCTACTGCTACCTATGACCTACGGCTTGGTATAAACGGCGCAAGCGAACACAGTGCGGAAAATCTTATAACCAAAATTACCTCGGTATCTCCGTCAAACGATAACACAGACTTGTGGCTGTCAGCGGTGGATAACTTTTTCTGTGGCGATGCTGAACTTATCGAGTATGTTCAGCAAACGGTAGGATTAGCGGCAATCGGCAAAGTGTATCAAGAGGCGCTTATCATAGCCTACGGTGAAGGCAGTAACGGTAAATCCACCTTTTGGAACGCAATAGCGAGGGTTCTCGGCAGTTACAGCGGAACTATATCCGCGGACGCTCTGACCGTAGGATGCAAGCGAAATGTCAAACCCGAAATGGCTGAACTCAAGGGCAAAAGGCTTGTAATAGCTGCTGAACTTGAAGAAGGCGTCCGTTTGAATACATCAATCGTAAAACAGCTGTGTTCCACCGATGAGGTGTCAGCCGAGAAGAAATACAAAGACCCGTTCAAGTTCATTCCTACCCACTCGCTTGTGCTTTACACCAACCACCTGCCTAGGGTTGGAGCGAATGATGACGGAACTTGGCGCAGGCTTATTGTTATTCCGTTCAATGCGAAAATCAAGGGAAACTCCGATGTCAAGAACTATGCTGATTACCTTGTGGAGAACGCGGGAGGTGCTATTCTTACCTGGATTATTGAGGGTGCGCAAAAGGTAATAGCAGCGAATTTCAAGCTGTCTGTGCCGAAAGTTGTGGAGGACGCTATCAATCAATACCGTGACAATAACGACTGGCTTTCTATTTTTATTGAGGATTGCTGCGAGGTAGACAAGACCTACACTCAGAAATCGGGCGAGTTGTATCAGGAGTATCGTGCGTACTGTACGAGAAATGGAGAGTTTGCACGAAGCACTACGGAGTTCTATACTGCTCTTGAAATTGCAGGTTTTTCGAGGAAGAAAACAAAGGTGGGTAACGTAATAATGGGGCTTCAGCTGAAGTCAGAATTTGACGATTGAGTCATAACGGCAGAAGCTGCCGCCACGGTGGAGGTCGATGGAGGTCTTGGTATAAAACCCCTTTAGGGCTGAAAAATTGATAAAAACAGTCCTATAGAATAGTTTATGTAACGACCGTCATCGACCTCCACCTAAAGGAGCGATTTATGCGAGAAAAAGTAATTGAACACAAACTTCTGACGGAAGTAAAGAAAATCGGCGGTCTGGCACTTAAGTTCGTATCGCCGGGTTACGATGGGGTTCCCGACAGAATAGTTCTTCTGCCCGGTGGGAAAATCGGCTTTGTGGAGGTAAAAGCACCGGGAGAAAAGCCTCGACCACTCCAACTGGCAAGGCACAGGCTACTCCGCAGACTGGGGTTCAAGGTGTTTGTACTGGACAACCCTCAACAGATTGGAGAGATAATTGATGAAATACAGTCCACATAGCTATCAGCGGTATGCAACAGAGTTCATCAAGGATACTCCCGCTTGTGCGATTTTCCTTGATATGGGCTTAGGCAAAACAAGCATAACGCTGACGGCATTAAACGACCTATTGTTCGACAGTTTCGAGGTACACAAGGTTCTGGTAATTGCACCCCTTCGAGTGGCGAGAACCACTTGGAGCGAGGAAATCGAGAAATGGGAGCATTTGAAAATGCTGCGGTATTCCGTGGCGGTGGGAACTGAAACAGACAGGCTTTCGGCACTCCGAAAACCCGCAGACATTTATATCATTAATCGGGAAAACCTCGGCTGGCTTGTTGAGGAAAGCGGTGTTCCCTTTGATTTCGATATGCTTGTAATTGATGAGCTGTCCTCCTTCAAGAACTACAACACCAAGCGTTTTAAGGTTTTGATGAAAGTCAGACCCAAGGTAAAACGCATAGTCGGACTTACCGGTACTCCTTCAAGCAACGGACTTATGGATTTATTCGCAGAGTTCAAGCTGCTGGATATGGGAGAGCGGCTCGGGCGGTTTATAGGACAGTATCGCACGAACTACTTCTTACCAGACAAGCGAAACGGGCAGATAATTTACAGTTACAAACCACTGCCCGATGCCGAACAGCGGATATATGACAAAATCTCAGATATCACAATTTCTATGAAAGCTGCCGACCACTTAAAAATGCCCGAACTCATTTCAACGGAATACACGGTTCAGCTTTCGGAAAAAGAGCAAGAAAAATATGATGACCTCAAGGAAGAATTGGTTCTCACCCTTAATGACGGAGAAATCACCGCCGCAAACGCAGCAAGTCTTTCAAACAAGCTGTCGCAGATGGCAAATGGCGCGATTTACGATGATAACGGAAACACAATCAACATTCACAGCCGAAAACTTGACACTTTGGAAGATATAATCGAGAGCATGAATGGCAGACCGCTGTTGGTGGCTTATTGGTTCAGGCACGATTTGGAGCGTATTTCCGAGCGGCTGTCAAGTTTGCATATTCCTTGTACAAAGCTTGATACCGCTGATAGTATAAGCCGTTGGAACAAGGGAGAGATACCCGTGGCGCTTATTCACCCCGCCTCTGCGGGACACGGACTGAATTTACAAAACGGTGGTTCGGCTCTTGTGTGGTTCGGACTTACATGGAGTCTTGAACTGTATCAACAAACAAACGCAAGGCTCTGGCGGCAAGGTCAGACGGCAGAAACCGTGGTTATTCAGCATATCGTTGCGAAAGGCACTATTGACGAGAAGATATTGAAGGCACTAAAAAACAAAGGCCGCACACAATCGGCATTGATTGATGCGGTCAAGGCGGAGGTGAAATAAGTGACAGCAAAGGAGTATTTGGAACAGGCAGCAGTTCTTAACAAGCAAATCAACGATAAACGAGCTGAACTCCAAAGCTACCGTGATTTATCGACAAGTGTTTCGGGGTGCAGATTTGAGGAGCATTTATCGGGAACGAGGAGCGGTGAAGCACCGTTTGTCAGATTTACCGAGAAAGCCATCGAACTCGAAAAGGAAATCAGACAGGACGAGGAGCACCTTGCAATATTAAAATGCGAAATCGGTGAGGTGATTGATAGACTTGACAATGTAAACGAGCGTGTTATTTTACGGTACAAGTATCTGCTGTTTCTTTCGTGGAGAGATATCGGAGCAAAGATGAATTACTCAAAAAGGTGGGTAATGGAGCTACACGATAAAGCCGTCTTGAATTTTCAGAAAATACAGCAATAGACTTCACCTCACTTCACTCCTAATTCATCTTGATACACACTCTATAATATGTTATACTTACAATAGACAAATATACAGAGAGCCTTGCGGACTTCCGCAGGGCTTTTCTTTTGAAAGAGGTGAACCCAATGCCTACAAAACCCAAGCGTCCCTGTTCCTTTCCCGGCTGCCCGAACCTGTGTGTCGGTCAGTACTGCAAGGAACACGAGCAATCGGCACGGCGCAGTTACAACAAGTACGAACGCAGTCCCGATACCAATAAGCATTACGGCAGAGCGTGGAAACAAATCCGCAGCAGATACATAAGTCAGCACCCACTGTGCGAGATGTGTCTGAAACAAGGAAAGCTGACACCCACCGAGGAGGTTCACCACATAAGACCAGTGTCGCAAGGCGGTGGCAGTGAGTTCAGCAATCTGATGTCGCTCTGTCAGTCCTGCCACACCAAGATTCATCTTGAAATGGGTGACAGACAGATTCGCAGTTGACCGGTAGGGGCGGTCAAAATCTCCGGGACTAATACAAGCGGACAGCGGCCCGGGGCTTCGTGCGCAAAAACCGGGGTTCAAACGGGGTATTAAACCACATATCATTTTCGGGCGGTGCGAACCGTCCTTTTTTCTTGTACTGCGGAGGTGAAAATCATGGCTAAGGACGGCACAAACAGAGGCGGCAGACGAGTACGCGCCGGAGATAAACCCTCTCCTGCCGCAGAGAAAAAGCAGAAAGGACTTCCGGTGAAAATCATAAGCAACGATATACCGGCGCTCGACACTGCCGAGCTTGAAGCGGTTGACCTGCCGGAGGGCGCTGTTCTGAACGGCTCGGATATGCCGAAGCCAAGCGACTATCTCTCGGCTAGGCAAAAGAACGGAGTTCCGCTCGGCGCTGACGATATATACAGAGAAACCTGGCTGTGGCTTAAGCAAAGGAACTGCGAGAACCTCGTAAACAAGCGGCTCATTGAAGCCTACGCGCAGGCATATGCAAGATACATTCAGTGCGAGGAAGCGATCAGCACTTACGGTTTGCTTGGCAAGCACCCGACCACGGGCGGCGTTATTGCTTCGCCGTTTGTGCAGATGTCGCAGCAATTTCAGAAAAATGCTAATCTCATCTGGTATGAAATTTACGGAATAGTCAAGGAGAACTGTACCGAGCCTGTCGGTGATGATTTGAACGATTCAATGGAACGGCTCTTGCGTTCCAGGAAAGGATAACGCTATGTCAAAGGATACCATAGATTTTTTCAGAGAACTTAAAGGCAACCGTCCGAACCTTACAGTACAGCAATACCGAACAATCAAGGGACAGGCTGTTAAAGGCAATATTGCGGACGCTCGAAAGGGTCTGCACAAGGTCTTGAAAAGGAGAAACGTCAGATGAACACGACCAGTGAAATGCAGCTTGTCCCGATAGACAAGCTGATACCGTACGTCAACAATGCCCGAACCCACTCGCCGGAACAGCTGAACAAGCTGCGTTCCTCGCTGCGTGAGTTCGGCTTTATCAATCCCATTATTATCGACAGGGATTTCAATGTTATCGCCGGTCATGGAAGAATACTTGCTGCAAAGGCAGAAAATATTTCCGAAGTGCCTTGTGTGTTTGTGGATTATCTTACGCCCGCGCAGAAGAAAGCGTACATAATTGCGGATAACCGAATGGCTCTCGACGCAGGCTGGGACGAGGAAATGCTGAAAGTTGAAATCGAAGCCTTGCAGGCTGATGATTTCGATCTCGGTCTGACGGGCTTTGATGAAAAGGAACTTGCGGCTTTCTTTGACGAGGATTCCGATGCCAAGGACGATGATTTCGATGTTGACGCAGAGATGGAAAAACCTTGCATGACAAAGCCCGGCGACCTCTGGCTGCTCGAAAATCACAGACTTGTCTGCGGCGACAGTACGAAACCCGAAACTTATGAACTCCTCATGAACGGAAAGCTGGCAAATCTTGTAGTTACCGACCCGCCCTACAATGTGAATTATGAGGGTTCGGCTGGAAAAATCAAGAACGACAATCTTGAAAACGAAAAGTTCTATCAGTTCCTGCTTGACGCTTTCACCTGCATGGAGAAAGGTATGGCGAACGATGCAAGCATCTATGTTTTCCACGCAGATACAGAGGGGCTTAACTTCCGCAAGGCATTTGCTGACGCGGGATTTTACCTTTCCGGGACTTGTATCTGGAAGAAGCAGTCGCTTGTTCTTGGGCGCTCGCCGTATCAGTGGCAGCATGAGCCGTGCCTGTTCGGCTGGAAGAAAAACGGCAAGCACCAGTGGTACTCCGACCGCAAGCAGACCACGATTTGGGAGTTTGACAAGCCGAAGAAAAATGGCGACCACCCGACAATGAAGCCCATTCCGCTTGTTGCGTATCCCATAAAGAATTCAAGCATGAGTAACTGTATCGTTCTCGACCCGTTCGGCGGCTCGGGCAGTACGCTCATTGCCTGTGAGCAGACGAACCGAATTTGCCACACAATTGAGCTTGACGAAAAGTTCTGCGATGTTATCGTTAAGCGGTATATTGAGCAGGTCGGCTCTGCGGAGAATGTGTCTGTGGTCCGTGATGGAAAAACGATTGCTTATTCCGAACTGGAGGTCACCGATGAAGAATGAACTCACGCTCGGCAGCCTTTTTGACGGCAGCGGCGGTTTTCCACTCGGAGGAATGCTTGCGGGAATTACTCCGCTGTGGGCTTCGGAAATCGAACCGTTCGCCGTTCGGGTAACAACGAAAAGGCTGCCGCAGATGAAGCACTACGGAGATGTATCTGCGCTGAACGGTGCGGAGCTTCCGCCCGTGGATATAATCACATTCGGCAGTCCGTGTCAGGACATGAGCATTGCCGGAAAACGCAGCGGTCTTGACGGTTCACGGTCGAGCCTGTTCTATGAGGCGGTTAGAATTATAAAAGAAATGAGGTGTGCGACTGATGGAAGATATCCGAGATTTGCGGTCTGGGAAAACGTCCCCGGAGCGTTCAGTTCCAACAAGGGCGAGGATTTCCGGTGCGTCCTTGAAAGCCTGTGCAGGGTCAGGGACGAAACCGTTTCTGTTCCTCGACATGAGAAATGGTCAGCCGCAGGCAACATCGTTGCAGACGGTTTCTCAATCGCCTGGCGAGTGCTTGACGCGCAATACTGGGGAGTACCCCAGAGAAGAAAACGCATCTTCCTTGGTCTGTCGGTCAGCCCCTCTGTCACTTCGTGACACCTCCCCCCACTGGGGGAGACCACGCAGATTTTGATAGCGAATGCGCCGGAAAAATACTGTTTGAGTCCGAAGGCTTGTCGGGGTATTCTGCAGAGGGCTTCAAAGCGTGGCAAAGAACTGCCTCCGCTACTGAAAGCGGCTCTGGAACGGCAGGCGCAGTCTGCTTGAACGACCAAGGTGGCAACAGAATGGACGTGACGGAGGAAGTAACTTGCACACTCCGAGCCGAAGCTCATCATCCACCGTGCGTGATGGAGTCCGCAGCAGGGTTCTGCACGGAACACTCGGCAAAAGCGAGAGGTATTGGCTACGAAGATGAAACTTCACCTACACTCCGCGCAGGGACTGTTCCTGCAACTGTTTATGAAAATCACTCGCAGGACACTCGCTACACCGAATTGCACGGCGTTGCTCCAACGGTTTCTTCAACCTACGGGACAGGCGGGAATAATCAGCCGTTTGTCGTGGAAGATACTCGCTGTTTTGATGTTCGTTTCACATCTGACGGCACGAAAAACGCGCGCCACAACTGCTATGAAACGGATACATCACGAACAATAGACACGGGCGGTAATTCTCCCGACTCAAACCAAGGCGGTGTGGCAGTCGTAGCTGTTCAGGGTTCAATGATAGGCAGAGCCGATAAGAACGGTCCGCAAGGCAGCGGAGTGAATGAGGATGTTTCATTCACGTTGAATACCACCGACCGCCATGCTGTCGCATTTTCGCAGGACAGCTACACAAAGTACAGCGAAAACGATAAATGCGGTGCGCTCCGAGCCGCAGGTGGAATGTACGGAGGGGGTTCTGAAACTCTTGTGTACAGTACAAGCAAGAATTCCTACCATACCGAAGCCGAAATGAATCTCGCAAATACGCTTGTGGCAAGCGATTACAAAGACCCGCCGACCGTGAATTCCCCGGAATATATAGTCCGCAGGCTTACTCCAACTGAGTGCGCTCGTTTGCAGGGATTTCCCGACTGGTGGTGTGCAGATCTCGGAACGGACGAGCCGACAGATGAAGAACTGACATTTTGGAAAGATGTGTTTGAAACTCATCGCAAAATCATCGGCGGCGCAGTCAAGCCGAAGTCCGAAAAGCAGATTCTCACATGGCTGAAAAATCCCCACAGCGACTCTTCCGAGTACAAGCTGTGGGGAAATGGCGTTGCTCTGCCGTGTGTTTACTTTGTCCTTTCGGGGATTGCATGGGTCAGTTCTTGCTCGAATTAGCGTTGCCCGGCTCATCGCCAAGCACGATTTTTCCGTGCTTTTCTTCAAACTTTTCTATGCACTCACGAATCAGAACGATGATTTGCCCATTTGCGGAACGAGCCTCATAATCGGCAACGTAATGCAGTTTGTCGAGCATTTCATCGTCAATTCTGATGGATAAACTCTTGATAGCCATAAAACTCCTCCTGTTTATATCCGATATGTATTTATCTTAACACCAGAATGTGCTATAATGTATGGAGTGAGTTCAAAGTGCGTTCATAATGCGTTTATAAGGAGGGCAACATGAAAGTAGCTGTAATTGGTTCAAGAGGGCTGAGCGTGAGTGATTTAGGCAGATATCTCCCCAAAAATACCACGGAAATCGTGTCCGGAGGTGCTAAAGGAGTAGATACTTCCGCAAGGGAATATGCTTTGGCACACGGAATAAAGCTGACGGAGTTCCTGCCGGAATACACAAGGTTCGGCAGGAGCGCTCCGCTGAAACGGAATATCACGATAATTGAGTATTCGGATATCGTACTTGCGTTCTGGGATGGAAAATCACGAGGTACGAAATTTGTCATTGACAACTGCCGCAAACTCGGCGTGGAAGTCAGAGTTTACATTATAGACTAATAGTTGAGCCGTACATTGTGCATAACGCAGAATGTGCGGCTTTCTGTTAAAACCCGTTGACTTATCCCCCTATTCGAGTAAAATGTGTAGTACCGAAAGGAAATGGAGGTACATACAATGACAATTTACTACAACGCGCAGGACAGAAAACCGCTTGTAAAAGCCATCAGCGAGTTCACGGGAGCGGACGCAGTTTACATGAGGACCCCGACCTACGCATACCGAATCGACTATTTCACTGTGACCCGCGAGGGCAACCTTGAATTTGATGACAGAGCCGACAGTGAGGAAATCGAGGGCCTGCTTGAATTCCTTGCGGAGCGCGGATTTATCGCCGAGAATGCCGCTACAGAACCGCTGGAAACGAATACCGAGAAAGTACCCGCAGCCGCCGACAGCGCTGAACACGGCAAAACTGTGGGGCTTACAGTGGAAGTTCCGCTTGAAAGCACAGCGGTCGGAAACCTCACCAAGCTGCTTGACGCAAAAGGCAGACTTATCCGCAGAGCCTTAGCGGTGGATAGCCTGTCGATTGAGGTCACGGGCAGCACGGTGAAGTTTCCCTGGTTCGCAGACTGCGGCACTGATGAGTGCAAGGCTTACACGCACTTCATCTCGGCACTCTGCGAACTTGCCTCAAATGCAAAGCGGGTTACGGCTAAGGAAAAGGAAACCGACAACGACAAGTACGCATTCCGCTGCTTTCTCCTGCGGCTGGGGTTCATCGGTTCGGAGTACAAAGCAGAGCGGAAAATACTGCTGAGAAACCTCACAGGTTCATCGGCTTTCAGAAATGGAGGTGCAAACCATGAGATTTCCGAGTAAAGAAACAATCGAGCAGTACCGCCGAGAGTACCCTGTCGGCTGCCGAGTAGAGCTTGTTTCAATGGACGACCCGCAGGCTCCTCCGAAAGGCACAAGAGGTACTGTACGAGGGGTTGACGATATCGGAAATCTGCTCGTCCGCTGGGATAACGGCTCGGGACTGAATGCTGTTCTCGGTGTTGATGTGGTTCGCAAAATCCGTGGCTGATATACACAATTTCTGCGTGTGTATTTCGTTCAATATATTGTGGTAAAACCGCTTGCTATATACTGCTTTTAGAGTTAATATGTGTGTACCGCAAGGGAAACAAAGCAAACGGAGGATACAAAAATGAACGAGAAAACCACCAAGCAGATTGAAGAAATGATGAACCAGACCATAGGGGTCGAGGTTGAAATGAATAACATCACAAGGACAAAAGCCGCGCAGCTTGCCGCCGAATTTTTCGGAACAGCCAGACACGAGCACACCGCAGGCCGCAACGGTTACGATACCTACTCCGCATGGGACGGCGAGGGTCGCGAGTGGAAGTTCCAGAAGGACGTGAGCATTGCGGGACCCGACAGCGAGAAATGCGAAATGGTTACCCCGATTCTCACCTACAAAGATATTGAAACCTTGCAGGAGCTTATCCGCAGACTTCGGAAAGCGGGTGCAAAGAGCGACGCGACAAGGGGCTGCGGAGTTCACATTCACATCGGTGCCAAGGGTCACACGCCGCAGAGCCTGCGAAACCTCGCAAACATAATGGCAAGCCATGAAAGCCTCCTCGCAAGCGCACTGAACCTCGACAGAAGCCGCATGAACCGCTACTGCCGCACGGTCAGCAAGGATTTTCTGGTGGAACTCAACCGCAAAAAGCCGAAAACCATGGCGGCGCTTGCGGACACCTGGTACGGAAGTCAGAACGCAGATTACGGCAGGTCGGCGCACTACAACGAAAGTCGCTACCATATGCTGAACCTCCACGCAACCTTTACAAAGGGCACGATTGAATTCAGACTTTTCCAGTTTGACGCGCCCTCGGGCGGCAAGCAGAACGGACTTCACGCAGGTCAACTCAAATCCTACATTCAGCTTTGTCTGGCGCTCAGCCAGCTTGCCAAGCAAGTCAAGACCGCAAGCGCAAATCCTCAGCAGACTGAAAACCCCAAGTACGCAATGCGGACTTGGTTACTGCGGCTCGGCTTCATCGGTGGCGAGTTCAAGACCGCAAGGGAGCTTTACACCAAGCGGCTCGAGGGTGACACGGCTTTCAGAAATGGCAGACACGATGTCTGCACGCCGCCCCAAAACGGCGGCACGGACGCCGCCGAACCAAGGGCGGCAGAGTAGACCGCAGTAAGCAGGAATCAGCTTCCTGCCCCCAATCCCCCCACTCGGGGGCTTTTGGTGGTAGAAAGGTGATTTCTGAAATTGAACCTTTCGGAAAGGATTATCACTATGAAAAAATACTATCTCGCTTATGGCAGCAACTTGAATGTTCGGCAAATGGCGCTGCGTTGTCCTACGGCAAAGCCCGTGGGGAGTGCGGTGATTAAGGACTACGAACTGCTCTTCAAGGGCAGCAAGACAGGAGCTTACCTCACAATCGAACCGAAATCGGGGGCGGAAGTTCCGGTTGCAGTCTGGTCGGTCGAACTTGCCGATGAAGAACGGCTTGATGTGTACGAGGGTTTCCCGGCTTTCTATTACAAGACCGAATTTGATTTGCCTGTGAACTACTTCTCGGGCAAAAAGGTGGTCAGAAAGGCGTTTGTGTACATCATGCACGAGGAGCGACCGCTAGGGTTACCGAGCGGTTCATATGTTCGGACTTGCCTTGAGGGTTACAGCAATTTCGGCTTTGACGAGAGTATTCTTTTCAAAGCGCTGAACAACAGCAGGAGGGTTGCCCATGAAATCGGATAACGAAACAGGACTTCGCACCTGCCCCCGCTGTGGGGCGCAGTACGGCGGGGTTCCTGCTCTTTCGAGAAAGTACCCCAACACCTATATCTGCCCGGATTGCGGCACACGGGAGGCCTTAGAAAGCATAGGTGTTTCCGCTGACGAGCAGGAAAAGATTATCAGTATCATTCACAATAAAACACACAGTTCTGACCGCTGATATTTGTGTACTATATTATCCGAAAACTGCTTGATATAATGCGGCTTTAGAGTTAATATGTGTACAACAAAAAAACACGGAGGAAAAGATTATGTGGAAACAGGGCGCAATCGGAGTTAAGGACAGCAACGGCAGAATGGTTTCGGTAAGCTACTGGGTAAAGCATTACGAAGAGCCAAGCGAGGAATACGGAATCAGCGGCGGCAGGATTTCCAAACTGATGTTAAAGCAGAACGGCAGGGTCGTTTACAACTACGACCGGGGCAAGGACATTGAACCGCTGACCCCCGAAGCCGAAAAGGCGCTTGCGATACTGATACACGAATACAACTGAACACTTGTGAAAGCCGCCTGCGGGCGGTTTTTCTTGTTCTGGGGGTGATGATATAAGAAAGCTGAAAAAGTACAAGCCGACAAAATTTAAGCTGAAAACCTCGGTGTACGATAAAGCTGCCGCAGACTTTGCGGTTGCATTCATCGAGAGCCTATGCCACACCAAAGGCACATGGGCTGGAAAGCCGTTCGAACTAATCGACTGGCAGGAGCAGATAATCCGAGATTTGTTTGGGACGCTGAAGCCGAACGGCTACCGGCAGTTCAATACGGCGTACATTGAGATACCAAAGAAACAGGGCAAGTCCGAGCTTGCCGCGGCTGTTGCGTTGCTCCTTACCTGCGGCGATGGAGAGGAACGAGCCGAGGTTTACGGCTGTGCCGCTGACCGTCAGCAAGCAAGTATCGTTTTTGAGGTTGCCGCAGATATGGTACGAATGTGTCCTGCTCTTTCCAAGCGAGTGAAGATTTTAGCATCGCAGAAACGACTTATATACACACCAACGAACTCGTTCTATCAGGTGCTTTCGGCAGAAGCGTACAGCAAGCACGGCTTCAATATCCACGGCGTTGTTTTTGACGAGCTGCACACTCAACCGAACCGAAAGCTGTTTGATGTAATGACCAAAGGCTCAGGTGACGCAAGAATGCAGCCGCTGTATTTTCTAATCACCACAGCCGGAACTGACACGCACAGCATTTGCTACGAAACTCATCAGAAAGCCAAGGATATAATCGAGGGTCGGAAAATCGACCCTACTTTTTATCCCGTGATTTACGGCGCTGATGAATCCGATGACTGGACAAACCCGAAAGTGTGGAAGAAAGCAAATCCAAGCCTTGACATTACGGTCGGTATCGATAAAGTAAAAGCCGCCTGCGAATCGGCAAAGCAAAATCCGGGCGAGGAGAACGCATTTCGACAGCTTCGTCTGAACCAGTGGGTAAAACAGGCTGTTCGGTGGATGCCTATGGAGAAGTGGGACAAGTGCGCGTTTGCCGTTGATGAGGACGAACTGGAGGGTCGCGTCTGCTACGGCGGGCTTGACCTTTCAAGCACTACGGATATAACGGCATTCGTGCTTGTTTTTCCTCCTTTGGACGAGGAGGATAAGTACATCATTCTGCCGTACTTCTGGATTCCCGAGGATAATCTGACACTGCGTGTTAACCGTGACCATGTTCCGTATGATGTGTGGGAGCGCCAATGTTACCTCCAGACCACCGAGGGCAACGTGGTTCACTACGGTTTTATCGAGCAGTTTGTTGAACGGCTTGGTGAGCGGTTCAATATCCGAGAGATAGCTTTCGACCGCTGGGGCGCAGTGCAGATGGTTCAGAACCTTGAGGGCATGGGCTTCACGGTAGTTCCTTTCGGGCAGGGTTTCAAGGATATGTCCCCTCCGACAAAGGAACTGATGAAACTGGTGCTTGAACAGAAGATAGCACATGGCGGTCACCCGGTTCTGCGGTGGAATATGGACAATATCTACATTCGCACCGACCCTGCCGGGAACATCAAGGCTGATAAGGAAAAATCCACTGAAAAGATTGACGGAGCTGTGGCAACAATCATGGCTCTCGACCGGGCTATCCGCTGTGGGAATGACCACGGAGCGAGTGTGTATGATGAAAGAGGAATACTTTTTATCTGATGCGTATAATCTTATTGACAAAGTAGCATAATTGTGTTATAATATGACTACCAACATAGGAGGTGTTTTTTATGACAAATTCTATTTCAATAAGACCGTCAAAGGACATTCGCACTAATTACGCTCAGATTTCCGCACTTACAAGGGATAATCCGGTAGCAATTACGGTTAACGGCAAGGAGGATACTGTACTTCTTAGCCATGAGGATTATCAGCAGACCATGCACTATATTTCCGAGCTTGAAGAAAAACTCGCTCTGTATGCTCACCTTGCGCAAAGCATGGACGACATAAGGCTTGGAAGAGTCCACAGTGCTGATGATGTATTCAACGATTTATTAAACGACCTGGAGAACCTTGATGTATGAATTGCAGAGTAATATTCACTGATACGGCAGAAGCTGATCTTCGCGATATAGCCTTTTATATTGCAAAGCAGTCAAAGGATAAGAATATTGCGATCCGTTTTGTAAACAAGCTAAGAGAAAAATGCAAAAATCTCGAAATACTGCCGGAAAGCGGCTCGCTCCCCAAGGAAAGGGTTCTTGTGAGTAACGGATATCGTTTTCTCATTCATGATAATTACCTTATGTTTTATTATTATGTCAAGGAAGAAAACACGGTATACGTTAATGCGGTTTTCAACGCAAAGCGAGATTACACTCGCGTGATGAAAAAGTTTATATAACATAACAGAATAATTGTTAAGCATCTGTCAGCAATGGCAGGTGCTTTTCTTATGCCCAAAAACAGAAAGGACTGATAATATGGGTATTTTCAAGGGGCTATTTCGTTCACGGGACAAGCCTCAAAACCGAACTGCGGGTTCATCTTATGCCTTCTATATGGGCAGTTCGACCGCTGGAAAGAACGTCACCGAGCGCTCCGCAATGCAGATGACCGCCGTGTATTCCTGCGTTAGAGTACTGTCGGAAGCTGTGGCGGGACTACCGCTGCACGTCTATAAGTACCGTTCGGACGGCGGCAAAGAAAAAGCGTTCACTCACCCGCTTTACCGTCTGCTCCACGATGAACCGAACCCCGAAATGACCTCGTTTGTTTTCCGTGAAACGCTTATGACGCACCTGCTCCTCTGGGGCAACGCATACGCGCAGATTATCCGTAACGGAAAGGGCGAGGTCATTGCTCTGTACCCGCTTATGCCAAACCGAATGACGGTTGACCGCGATTCAAGCGGAAATCTGTACTACAAATATTACCGCGGCTCAGACGAGGCAATCCGCAGTAAGGAATACGAGGTCGTTCTCTCACCTTACGATATTCTGCATATCCCCGGTCTTGGGTTTGACGGACTTGTTGGCTACTCGCCGATTGCAATGGCGAAGAACGCTATCGGGCTTGCCATTGCGACTGAGGAGTTCGGCGCTAAGTTCTTTGCGAACGGCGCAGCGCCAAGCGGCGTGCTTGAACACCCCGGAACAATAAAGGACCCGACTAAGGTTCGTGAGGCGTGGCAGTCGCAGTTCGGTGGGAGTTCCAACAGCGGAAAGGTTGCTGTGCTCGAAGAAGGTATGAAATACACTCCCATCAGTATTTCGCCCGAGCAGGCGCAGTTCCTTGAAACACGCAAATTTCAAATAAACGAAATTGCTCGAATTTTCAGAGTGCCGCCGCACATGGTCGGTGACCTTGAAAAATCGAGCTTTTCTAATATCGAGCAGCAGTCGCTTGAATTTGTGAAATACACTCTTGAGCCATGGCTTGTGCGGTGGGAACAGAGCATGATTCGTTCCTTACTCACCCCAAGCGAAAAGCAAGAATATTTCATTAAGTTCAACGTTGACGGACTGTTGCGCGGCGACTACGCAAGCCGAATGAGTGGTTACGCTACCGCAAGGCAAAACGGCTGGATGTCCGCAAACGACATTCGGGAGCTTGAAAACCTAGACCGTATTCCCGCCGAGGAGGGCGGCGACCTTTATCTCATAAACGGCAATATGACAAAACTGGCTGACGCGGGTATCTTTGCGGCAGGCAGTGGAAAGGAGGATAATTCCGATGAAGAAGTTCTGGAAATGGACGAACAAGATGATACAGAACGAGGAAACGCAGGAACAGCCCCCGGAGAGAACGCTGTTTCTAAACGGCACTATCGCCGATGAAAGCTGGTTTGACGATGACATCACACCGCAGCTTTTCAAGGAGGAACTGCTGTCCGGCAGCGGAGATATTACCGTCTGGATAAACTCGCCCGGCGGTGACTGCGTTGCTGCGGCGCAGATTTACAATATGCTCATGGACTATCACGGAAATGTAACCGTGAAGATTGACGGCATAGCTGCAAGTGCAGCAAGTGTTATTGCAATGGCGGGAAACAAGGTGCTTATGTCCCCGGTTTCCATGCTGATGATACACAATCCTATGACGGTGGCGATGGGAGATACCGCCGAAATGCACAAAGCGATAGATATGCTTGCCGAGGTCAAGGAAAGCATTATGAACGCTTATGAAATCAAGACCGGAATGAGCCGTGCGAAGATTTCGCACCTCATGGACGCAGAAACATGGATGAACGCAAACAAAGCGGTGGAACTCAGCTTTGCGGACGGTATTCTTGCCCGTGAAGAACCTATGGAGGAACAGTCCGCTAACGCTCTGATGTATTCAGAAGCGCAGGTGGTTAATTCGCTTATGGGCAGAATTGCAGAAAAGTGCCATATAGCGCCGAAAACAGAACATAAAACCAAAGCCGAGGATTTATTTTCTCGGCTTGATTTGATTAAGCACTGGAGGTAACATACATGACTATTATTGAACTGCGCGAAAAGCGCAACAAGGCGTGGGAAGCCGCAAAGGCTTTCGTTGAAACCAAGCGCGACAAGGACGGGCTTCTGTCTGCAGAGGACGCGGCTTCCTACGCTGAAATGGAACAGAAGATAAAGGACTACGGCGCTGAAATCGAGCGTATGGAGCAGATGGCGGCTATGGACGCGCAGCTTTCCAAGCCTACATCAGTACCCCTCACCGCAAAGCCGCTGAACGGCGATAAGCCCAAGTCCGGCAGAGCAAGCGATGAATACAGGGCGGCAATGCTGAACGCTCTCCGCACGAATTTCAGACAGGTGTCCGATGTGCTTTCCGAGGGCGTTGACGCTAACGGCGGATATCTCGTTCCCGAGGAATACGACAACCGCCTTATCGACACGCTGACCGAGGAAAACATCATGCGAAAGCTCGGTCACACCATCACAACCAGCGGCGAACATAAAATCAACATTGCCGCAACCAAGCCAGCCGCAGCGTGGATTGACGAGGGCGGAGCGCTTTCCTTTGGTGACGCGACCTTTGCGCAGATTAACCTTGACGCGCACAAGCTGCACGTTGCGGTTAAGGTGACCGAGGAGCTGCTTTATGACAATGCTTTCGGTCTTGAAAATTACATCATCGACCAGTTTGCAAAGGCGCTTTCCAATGCGGAGGAGGACGCTTTCCTCAACGGCGATGGTGTTGGCAAGCCTCTCGGACTTTTCTCCGACAAGGGTGGCGGCGAGGTCGCTGTCACTGCGGCGAGCGCTACCGCTATAACCGCCGATGAGATAATCAACCTTGTGTACTCCCTCAAGCGCCCGTACCGCAAGAATGCAAAGTTCATAATGAACGACCAGACTATTGCGGCGCTCCGCAAGCTGAAAGACAACAACGGCGCATATCTCTGGCAGCCGTCACTCCAGTCGGGCGAGGTCGACAGGCTGTTCGGATATGAGGTCTACACCTCTCCGTATGTTCCCACAATCGCCACAGGAAAGCCAGTAATTGCATTCGGTGACTTCAGCTACTACAACATCGGCGACCGTGGCACTCGTTCCTTTGCGGAACTCAAGGAACTGTATGCCGGAAACGGTATGGTTGGCTTTGTGGCAAAGGAGCGCGTTGACGGAAAGCTGATTCTCCCCGAAGCAGTACAGATTCTGAAGATGAAAGCCGGCTCGGGTTCTTCTGGCGGCTAATAGGCGGTGACTATGGACGAGCTTCTGACAAAAGTAAAGCAGAACCTCATACTTGAACATTCGGCAGACGATGAACTCATAAAAGGGTTCATCACCGCCGCTGTTTCCTACGCTGAAAGCTATCAGCATTTGCCCGAGAATTACTATTCTGAAAACGCAATGCCGCCGACTACCGAACAGGCGGTAATAATGCTGTCCTCACATTTTTACGAATCGAGGGACGGCAGTACAGGCGGCTTTTTCGGGGACAATGTTCAAGCCGGAAAACAGGTGTGGGATACCGTAAATATGCTCCTGCGACTGGACAGGCGGTGGAAAGTATGAGTTTCGGGAAGATGAACACGCAGATACAGATAACGCAGAAAAGGGTCACGCTCGATGACGAGGGCTTTCAGACGGAATCCGATGTTATTGTAGCAGAGGTCAGAGCCTATCGGGAGGGTCGGCACGGCAGCGAGAAATGGGCTAACCGCGCTGCCTTTTCCGAAGCTACCGACCTGTTCCGTTTTCGCACCATTCCGGGGGTGAAAATATCCACGGATATGCGTCTGTTCTGCGATGGTTCTGTATTTGAGATAACCTCTGTTGAAGATGTGAAAGGCAGAGGTATGTATATCGAGGTCCTGTGCAAGGAGGTGCAGCCGAGTGGCTAAGGCTGATGTTAAAATGCCAGATGAATTTCTCGCGAGAATTTCTCAGCTTGGAGCGCAGACCGACAGTATTGCCGAAAAGGTTTTGCAGACAGGCGGAGAGGTCGCTCTTGCAAAGGTTCGTAGCAATCTGAAATCGGTTGTAGGTTCGGGAACGAAAAGCAAATCCCGCTCTACCGGAGAACTTGAACGTTCGCTCGGTTTATCTCCCGTTATTGTCGACAAAAACGGAAATCATGACATCAAGGTGGGTTTCTCTGAACCTCGTTCCGATGGTTCAAGCAATGCTAAAATAGCGAATATCCTCGAGTACGGAACAAGCAGTCAGTCGGCAAAACCGTTTCTGAAACCTGCGAAATCCGCTGTGAAAAAGCAGTGCGTGGAGACCATGAAATCCGCATTTGAAAAGGAGGCCGAGGGGCTGTGAGTCTGCTTTCAGAACTCTCTGCGATAGCCAAAAAGCTGAAAATTCCTGCGCAGACTGCGGTGTATTCCGGTAACGCTCCAGATGAATACTTGGTGTTCACTCCGCTGTACGACAGCTTTGAACTTCACGCAGACAATGCGCCGACTGCCGATGTGCAGGAAGTGCGGATTTCTCTTTTCAGCAAAGGAAATTACACCCGCACTGTGAGCAGGCTTGTAAAGGCTTTGCTTAATGCAGATATTACCGTAACCGCCCGAAAGTATGTCGGTCACGAGGACGATACAGGCTATCATCATTACGCCGTTGATACGGCGAAAAATTATGAAATGGAGGAGATATAAATGGCAACAATAGGTCTTGACAAGCTGTTCTACGCTGAGATAACCGAAGATAGTGACGGAAACGAAACCTACGGAGTTCCCGCTTCGCTTGCAAAGGCGATTTCGGCTGACCTCTCCGTGGAGCTTGCGGAAGCAACGTTATATGCCGATGACGGCGCTTCTGAAATCGTCAAGGAGTTCAAGAGCGGTACGCTTTCACTTGGCGTTGACGATATAGGAAATGACGCGGCTTCGGTTCTGACAGGCGCTACCATTGACAGCAACAACGTGGTCATTTCCACCAGTGAGGACGGCGGCAAGCCCGTGGCTATCGGGTTCAGAGCGAAGAAGTCCAACGGCAAGTACCGTTATTTCTGGCTGTACAGAGTGAAGTTTGGTATTCCGTCAACCTCGCTTGCCACAAAGGGCGACAGTATAACGTTTTCCACGCCTACAATAGAGGGCACGGTTCTCCGCAGAAACAAGCCCGATGGCAACGGAAAGCACCCGTGGAAAGCGGAAGCCACCGAGGGCGAGAAGAACGTTCCTGACAGTGTAATCACGGGTTGGTACAAGTCTGTATATGAACCAACATTCACGGCAAAGCCTGCTGAAACAGGCAAGTAACGGAGGTATGAGCAATGACGAATGAACGCAGTTCTTTAATAACCATCGGTGGCGAGCAGTACGAGATGATCCTCACCACCAGAGCGACAAAGGCTATTTCTAACCGCTATGGCGGGCTGGATAACCTCGGCGATAAGCTGATGAAATCCGAAAATATGGAGATGGCTCTGGACGAGATAATCTGGCTGATAACGCTGCTTTGTAATCAGAGCATTGAGATACATAATCTCAGAAACAGCGATAAAAAGCAGCTTCTCACCGAGGAAACCGTGGAGCTTCTGACCTCTCCTGGCGAGCTTGCAGAGTACAAGGACGCTATCACCGAAGCTATGCTGAAAGGCACAAAGCGTAATGTAGAAAGTGAACACCGAGCCGGTGTGGCAGATACCTCAAAAAACGCAGTAACAGCCGGGTGAACGATGCAGAACTATTCACCCGGCTGTTCTATTACGGAACGGCGCAGCTGCACCTCGGTTCGGAAGAGGTGTGGCTTATGCCGTTTGGGTTTCTGCTGGATCTGTGGGAGTGTCATAAGCAGTTTATGGGGCTTGCTAAACCTAAGCGGGAAACAGATATTGACGAGATTGTACCGATGGGGTTTTGATTGGAAAAGTGGTTGAAAAAAGTGGAGTTGCGTGGTATAATGGTTTTATAAAGGCAGATAATCTGCCCGATAAATCGGAATTTAACGCACATCTAAAAAACGAGAATTCACAAAAACGTAGCC